TTTAGTCCCATCCATAATAGACATAAAGGCATCTGTGAAGCCTGAAGTAAGAGTATCAGGCATATTAGCCATGTACTCATTCAACTCACCGTCTCCAAAAGTATCATTTAATTTCTGCTTCATTATTTCTAGCTGTTCATTTGCAGCCGCAAGTCCATCACTCACCTCGGAACTTGCTAAAGTTTTCGCAGTATCTCTCATAGAGCCTTCACCAGTGTCTCCATAAGCGTCTGCTTGTGTTTCTAGCCTGCCGGCCATTTCGTTTGTTCTTGTAACTAGAGAATCTTGAGAGGGATCTTGCTTATCCTGTCTTAATGCTTCTGATCGTTCCAAAGCTAGTCGTCGAAGTCTTGTTGCTTCAAGATCTGTTTGTAGCGCTAAAAGATCGTATTCTAAATCAATTGCTTGATTTTTTGCTGCTAGTTGCGCTGCGGACTGTTGCTCCATTCTAGCTATTAAAGCTTCCTGTGCTGCTATTTGGTCTTTTAGAGTTAGTCCTTCATTAATAAAACCTCCCTGCATAGGAGTTCGACTTCTTTCTCTGCTTGCTGCATTTATTTCTCTTTGAAGTTGCTTATCCTTAAGATCTGCAATATTTTGCTCCATCTGTAGACGCTTACTGATAACATCATTTAGAGTTTTTGCTACTTGTGTTAATTGTATTTCTTTTTGCAATAAATCTGCTTGTTGATCAAGGTCTCGTAATTTCATTGCAACCGTTTCTTGTTCTTGTTTTATTTCAAGAATAGCTTTTTCTTTCTCAATTTGCTGTTCTAGTGCATATATTACTTCATCTCTCGCAGCTACTTCGTCTGCACTTAATAAAGCTCGAGTTTTTTGTAAGTATCTCAAGTCATTTTCTTTAAGAGCAATTGAAGCCATTGCGGCTAGTTCATCGTCTAAAAACTTTTGTCTAGCCTGTGCGAATCTATCTAACATTCCTGCTGTTTTTTCACGCCTAATAGCGTCTTCGTTACCCAAGCGTATAGCGTCTCTTCTATTCGAAATTTCGTCTTGCACAAATGCTAAGAATTGGTCGTTTGTCATACCCATTTTTTCGGAGAGAGCATCTAAATCTTTTTGAAGTTTTTCGGATAAAGCTCCTGGGCCTATCTTATTTTGAGCATCTTTGAGTGTCTTTTGAATTTGTAATATTTTCATTGAAAGAGACGCAGGATCGCTAGGATCTCGCATTGCATCCTCAAGGCCGGTTAGTTGTTCTTCAAAAGACGTTAAAGTCCCTAAGCTATCATTTGCAGCACTTTGTAATTCTGCGAAAGATTCTGCCCAAGTATTTATAGGCTGCTGAAGTATTTGAGCAACTCTAGGAGAGACAGTGGCTAGCTTTTCTAACTCGGGATTTAGCTTCTTCAAAAGTTTGTTAGCTTCGTCTGTTGCACCACTAGCCTGCATACGGGCAATATCTGTAACTTTCTCCATTATGCTTTCTAAGGGAAGAGTTGCCATGGCAGTTATTCTCATACGATCTTGTTTTGCAAAAGCTTCTAAAGCATCTTTATCGTCACCTGCCTTTAATGAATTGAATCCTTGCTTTTGAACTTTGTTCATGCCTTTTACAATTCCATCAATATCTCCCGACATATTTTTAATAGCGTCTCCTGCGCTGTCTGCAGCAGATTTTAATTCTTTATGTTTTTCTATTAAAACTGAAGTTTGAGCTAAAGCTTTTCCAAGGTCTGAATTTTTATAGGTATCTTCCATACCAAAAAACTTTGCTACCTTTCTGAACATGCCGTCTAATGCTTGGGTAAACTCCATAGCAAGACTACCAAATATTTGAGCCAGTCCAACTACGGATAGAATTCTTACTACTTTCATGAAAGCATTTCCAACTGCATTTGCCATATTTATCATAGCAGTTGTAGCTGTTCTGGTTGCAGCTACCAAGCCTGACAGCATAATTTTTCCAAACGTCTGAATATTTTTAAAACTTAACTTCCATCGACCTTCTGTAATCTTGACCCTACTATCTATCTTGGCAAACGCCGAGTTCATTTCTTGAACTACTGAAATATGTACACCCTTAAATACTCCGGACATTACTCTACCAGAAGCATCAACATTTTGCTCTGCTTTTTTCAAGAATCTTTTTAAGTTGGCTTGATCTACTTTTGCAAGACTATCTATTCCCCCTGCAGCTACTTTTTTCAACAATGCACTACTTGAGCCTTGGTCTAAAGCTTTTTGTGCAGATCCTTGAAGAGTTTTTTTGGCGGCCTCTTTTAGTTTTTTCTGGGCTGCTTCGGAACGCTCAATTTGAGTTCGATAAGCTTCCATGTCATTTTTTGCCTGAGTCGCAGCCTTGCTATGGGAAGCCGCCCAGTCATCAACTTTTGCTTGAAGTCCTGATAAATTAAACGCCGCTTTTAAAATAGATAAAGAAAATAGTCCAAAAACTGTAATAGTAGCTGCAATATTATTAGAAATAATATCAGCTATTCCTGATATTACAGGTAAGAATTTTTGAGTGACTGTCTTAATTAAATCTTCAAATGCTTTATCTAACTTAATGAACGGGTTGGCCGCCGCTTCATTTTGAAAAATTTCATCTAATTGTCTTTGAGTTTCTAATAAGACTGCTTGGCTTCTTTGCGCCTCAGTTAGAGCTTTAGCTTCTAGACCTAATGCATCTGCGTAGCTTTTAGTTGCTCTTTCCAGTCTTAAAGTAATTCCTAATTCGTCTAAAAGTTCAGGTTCTGCTTTAGATACGCCTCGTACCAGTCTATCAAAAGCATCTGCAAAATCTCTACCAAGAGCTACAGAGGCTCTCATTGCACCCTCTGCTAATTTATTTAATTGCTCTGGAGAAAACCCTTTTGCTGTACCAATAGCAGCAGCTTGAGCAGCTTCTCTGAAACCTAACATTCCTTGGCTTGCTTCTCTTAATCCGTTAGTAACAGAAGCCATTGCAATACCTGTTGTTTGTGCAAAAGAAAGTTGACTTTTTTCCAAGTTTTCTAGTTGAGACGCATTTTTAAAAAAGTTAAATGCAGCACTTAATGCAAATAAGTTAGCTGCAAGAGTTGCATACGCAGGAACAAGGCCCCCAGTTATGCCTTGAGCCATCTTAGAAAAGTTTTTTGTACTATTTGAAGAAGTACGTGCAGTCCCTTTTAGCTGTCTTTCAGCATTTCTAGAACTAGTTTCTAATCCTTCTGTTGCTGCATCTGCTCCTTTTAAAGCTTTTTCTAGCTTTTTAGCAGAGACCGTGGCTTTTTGCATTTTGCCATTGACTTCAATATCAATTTGTATTTTTTTCGCCATTAGCCTTTTACATTATGGGTGTAATTTTTTCCACCGCCTGCTTGTGTTTGTCGCTCTGCTTGTTTTCTTTGTTTTTCTGCTTTATCTAACTTTTCTGAAACTATAATAGTTTCATACATTTTCATAAAATATAAAACCGTTGTTTGATTTTCTACTTGGTACATATCGAATAAAAATGCTATTCCTTCCCAGACTTTTCCCAAATAAGTGCCGCTCATGCCTTCGTAGCGATCGGGTAGTAGCCCTAATATAAAAAATGCCACTTGAACTTCCTCTGGAAAATCAGAGAGTTCGAGCGGCATTTTAGCAGGATCAGGTTCTTGACCTAGTTGTTCACAAATTGTAAGATATTTTTCAACATCTATCTTAGAATCTGTTTGTTTTGCATGACGTTCTAGTAGCTTTTGTATTTCTGCTACTTGTTCCCAGTAAAATTTTCAAGGTCACCAACAACCTCGGTAATCCATGTATCAAAATCTCCAGAGTTCTTCATAAGAAGCTCTGCATTGTCTTGTGTAAAAGGGAGTTCATCATCAGGGTCAAGCTCTGCCACATCTACCAAAAGAAGCTCTTCTAGGTATCGAAATTTGAGGCCCGACCAGCCTTTAATAACACCTTTTACATACTCAACTAGAAATAAATCTTCGTTCAGCTCTTCTTCGGGCTGACGAGTCTTACGATTAAACTTAGTAGTAACACAACGTTTACGAAGTTTAAGAAGCTCTTCTCGAGCTAAATAAGTAACATCTACTGTGAAATCCGGAAACCCGGGGAAATCCATAGTAACTGTTTTGCTTGGAGTCATTAGACTCGACAGAGAAATTGGGGAATCACTCATTAAATACGACCTCTTGTAAAAGAATATTTTATTTTTGAATTATAAGTATAATATATTATACCATAAATGTCAAGAAAAATTTTTGAAAGGTTAAAAGGGGCCGAAGCCCCTTTAGCAAAGATTACGCTGAATAAACGTAAGTGACTGTAGCTTCGTCTGCTGCATCCAAGCTGGAAGGCAGTGCATGCCAATTTGTTTCGAGAGAAATAACATCTTCGATTCCGTGAGTTGGAATTTCAAGATGACAGTTATCAAAATTAAATTCGACACGAGGCGCCAAAGAGCCTCCTACAGAAAATGCAAGATCAAATCGGTTACTAGTAACTCCTGTCGAAGCTGACAAATCTCGGAAAAGCTCTGCACTTGTATGTAGGGTACCGCTTCCTGCATTAGCAGTCAAACCTGCGTCAGTTTTTAGCCCGGAATCATCTAAGTAACAAGTGAATGATCCAGAAATTGATCTAGTGCCTGTAACGTGGCCGATTGGAACATTAACTCGACACAACTCCTCTGGAGTTAGGAAAGTAATATTGTTCTCGAATGTAATACTTCCGCCTGTAAGAGTAAGGCTGTAAGTATCATCATACTCGTTTGGAGCGCCGGGATCTTGGTCTACATTTGCAGTAGTTACTGCAAGAGTTGTGAGACGGTTTTTAATAAAGTTATCCGTTGAAGTAGTACCAACTTTGAGAGCGCTAGAAGCATTAAATGCAGTGTCATAAATAGTAGAGCCAGTTGTGGACATTGCTATCTGCTCTAAAAGAGTTCCGAAACCGCTCCAAGTAATTTGAGTGATTCCATCAATATCAAATTCAACCGTTGCTGAATTTACAACACAATTTGACATTTTGTATACAGTTTGTCCATTAGGACTTGCAAAAGCTGCATCATTTGCTCCTGGTGCACAACCGCCGAGGACAAAATAAAGATTAAAAGTACCTAATTCAACTGTATTTGAATCTTCAAAGTCAAATGTTGCGGATACAGGTGCGGCGGTGCTTCTTGTTACTCCTGCATTACCAGTATCTGACAAACGACGCCAATCTCCAGGGGTCGTAGTAGGGCTTGCCTGTGCAACAAAATACGTGTTTCCAATAAAACTAGCCCATAAAGCTTCTTCTACTGCACCTGCTATACTAGTGGGTCGAGCATACGTAGTGAAACTCCACTCCGCGGGTTCTAAAGCATCATTGAACATTGCTCTACCTCTACGAGTTTCGAGCGCTGTATTTTTTGCCATTTCATTCAGAGTAATCTCTGAAGTTGCAACAGACTGACTAAAAGAAAATCCATCTAGTACAGGAATCTGCCAAAGATGAACATTATTATCAGCAGTTCCGCTGACTAAAGCTTGTAAATTTGTTTGATCTTTTTCAAGATAAACATGAGTATTTCTACTCAGTTGTAAATTTGCCGCTGGCATAGTTTTCTCCTATGTAGCTTGAAAAGACTTGGACGTGAATCCTTTGATTCGTGCCAGTATTTTCTAATATCGAACCTCTAATAGCATTTCTCCCACTCCTAAAGGTTCAAGTACTCCTTCATCAGTGTCTATACTGACAATAGAAATTTGGTGGGTGTATTGTGTATTTCCAGTAGGCTGTTGATTATCAATATATTCTAGCCTACTATTATCTTCGATTACAGTTTCTACATCCTCTAATAGTTTTTCCAATGCTTCTACAGCATCTTCTTCATTTACGTAGCAACGAATGGTTACACTTAAAAATCTATCTCGGTAACCCCCTCCTTGGTACTCTCGGGTCTCACTTCCGGCATTTAAATGAATAGCAGGAAACTCAGTTACTTCATCCCAAAATTTTAATCGAGGGTGTACATTATTAAAAACATTAGTATGAAAGCCTCCGTTTGCATCTATAGCTTTTAGTTTATCCACCAAAGCATTTATAATTGCCATTCGGCGAGTACTATAGCGTCTAGCATGGTTGGTCACTTACATTCTCCTTGTATAGAATCTCCCGATTGCCATGCCTGCAGCAATTTCTCTAATAGACTTATCAATTAAGCGTCTAGGGTCTCTTTCTTGGGTTCCCCTGCTATTTCCTAATTCATATACTTGATATGGATCTCTTTGATACGTATATCCAATACTTGGAAATCCTTGTCTTGTTTGACTAATATCCGTTATTCTAACACTACTAGCAAATCTGCCTGTTTGGTACTGTAGTGCGGGAGGTTGCATATTTTTTGCTACAACTTGTGGTAATTTTTGATTTAAAACCCCTATAAAAGTTGCTATAGAATAGTCGGACTTTTTTACAGGAGCTTTTCGTTTTTTTGCTGGTTTTCCTTTGGTTACAGGTAGTATTTTTGCATTTTTTCTAAGAGTACTAGATTTTCGTTGACTTGTTTTTGAAACCTTTTGTTTTTTAACATTTATTTTTTTTATTTTTACATTACTTCCTGTAAAAGCATTCTCTACTGCATTTATAACTAAATTTATTGTATTCTTTTCTACCTCTTCAACGAAAGAGTCAGAGCTTGATAAAGTTGCTACAGACTCTAGTTTGCCTATTGCTTTTTCTAAATCTACTAAAAGTTGTTCCTTTATTTTTCTTTCTTGTGTTCGTCCTTTTAGCCTATTTGCAAAAGAAGATTCTAAAGAAACTACTATTGTTTTTCGTCTGTTGTCTTTTTTTAAAACAAAAATATTTTCTAATTCTGGTATTTTTGGAATATTAGGGGGCAGCTCCCCATGTCCTAATAATTCATCATAAATTCTTTCTTTAATATTCGAAGTTTGTTCTCCGTGTCCTATATCTAAAAAAGAAGTATCTTTTAAAGTAGTTCCTTTTTTAGTATAAATTTTTCTCATATCTGATAAAAATTTGGTATTTGCACCAGAATAAAAATCTTTTACAAGTCTGAAAGTATCTCCTACAGTTGTTCCTCTTAAATTAACATAAGTTGCTATCAACTCCATTGTAATTAAAACATATTTAGAAGAAACTCTTTTTGAATGAACAACTAAAAATTTATTGGACTCTGCTTTTTTTGCTAAATTTTGTACACTTGTAAAAAAATCGTCCGTAGCTTTTCGTATTGCTTCTCTACTATTTAAAATCCCATCTTGCTCTGCTTGAACTACTACTTGATTGTAAAGACCTTCTTTAGTTATAAACAAAGTGTGGGGTTTTCTATTAGTTACTGTATTTCTATATGTTTGGCTAGATTTTTGCATTTCGGCTTCTAACTTTCTTAAAAACCCTAGTAAATTTTTTCCAGCCATTAGAAGTTTTTATATAAATCTAGTACGCGTTTGATATGATCGGGAAAAGCTACGCTACTATCTTGACGAGCAGATTGTGGATTTTGCAGTGTAGCTCCAGCAAGCGTTCGTCTTTCTTTGTATTCGTCTCTTGCATAATATGTTACAAGATCAATTACTGCAAGTTTTAAATCAAGAGGAGTAGATTGATACCCTGCTCGATACGTAACTTGAACAGCCCCGGGACCTCGTGCCCAGTGTTTTTCTGCCCCAGTAGAAGATATACGAAAAATACTATCAGTATCCATATCTAAGTAATAATCTTCATTTACTGTTAAAGTCTGGTAGGCTGAAGATAAGTTGTCTCTTTCTTCTACAAGACTAACAGAAACTAAAGGAGTTTCTGTTAGCTGTATTATATCTGTACCCCATTTGTGGTGAAAAGTCTCTACTTTATTAACATTATAAAAGTCTAAGAAACTTGTTGCACAATAAGTTTTTACTAATACACTCACTGAAGAAATTAGTCGCTGAAGATTATAGTCATCTTTCGGATTGGAAATTCTTTCCATATCCTTGTATTCTTGTAATGTAATTAAATCTTTAGCCATAAGTATATAAGTAAAAACTTGGGGAGGCGAACCTCCCCACGTTCCAAACCCTGATATTAGGAGAGTTTGATAGCCATACAAGCAGGGTTGTTAGTAGTACCGCCAAACATACGGTCAAAACCGAGTGACTGGCTAGCAACTACCAAGCGACGCTGTTCGCGCACTTCGTAATCCTGCTCAACATTAACGCCGCGGAGACGCGGAATAACAAAGTTAGCAGTGTTAACTGCATAAGCAATGTCATCACCAACAGCATTAGTAGTAGCAAAGTTGTCGGAAATCAGTACGGGCGAGCCATATACTGAACCGATAGCACCAACCAGCTTGGTTGCTACATCAGAACCGACATCCGTGATGTCTGCAAAACCTGCGTCTGCAATCAGGTCATAGTAACGCTCTTGTGAAACGACATACGTGACGTCAGAAGGCGACAGACCAAACTTACCCATACCGGAACGTGCTTCCAGAAGAGCAGCAGCAGTCAAAGAACCTGTAGCAGCAGCAACAGCATTAGCAGTGCTAAGAGTTACTGCAGTAGCAAAGTTTGCAAGACCATTGATGGCAGGAGTAGTGTTACCATTCAGAATCATTTCATCTACTGCACGAGCGTGAGCACGGGCAACATTCTCGGTCATCATGGGAAGAAGATTTACAAGAATCTCTTCATCAATGTGATTGTCGAGGAACGTGGTAGAAATCATACGATGAGCGGTAAGTACGATTTGACCTACGTCAAACGTACCTGCAGTACCGGTACCATTTACACCATCATTAGTTACACCAGTCGTAGAACCGGTGAAACGAGCATTCTCACCACCTTGAGAGAAGACAGCCTTTGAGGTGTCACTCTGCAGAGGAAGAATCATAGACTGAGAGTTCATGTTCAGCTCACGGAAAGCTTGTGCCAGACGATACTGGAATTGAACTTCTTTTTCAAGAGCAGTCTGTACGCTAGTAGCGATATTAGGCTGAGTGCCGGGGTTACCTGAGTTGGGGTAGTCCATACCAGCCTTCTCAAGAGTTTCACGACCATACTTGGTATCCCAACCTTTTTGAGTGAATACACCCAGCATATGGGCATACATCAACTCTTTTGAGTGCTTTTCGAGATCTGCTGAAGAAGCACGGTCAGCGAATACACGCTTAGACTCACGCATCTTCTCGAGCTCTTCACTCTTCTCTTCGAGGTCTTGCTTATATTGAGCAATAACCTCTGCCATATTGGCATCTTTTTCAGCCAGCTTAGCTTCAACATCGGCCATCAAACGATCGGCGCCTGACTCGACACCAACCTTAATAGCTGTTTGAACTTCAGCTTCTTGCTGAGCTTTGGCTTGGGCTTCTGCCTGGGCCTTCTCAGTGGCTTCTTGTGCTGCCTTCTCATCGGCAGCTTTTTGCTCGGCTTGCTTCATTGCAATTTTAGCAGCAGTTTCCTCTGCTACCTTCTTAGCAAAAGCTTCCAAGTCGACTTCGGGAGTTTTTACTTCTTCCGACATTTTGATCTCCTGTTTAACGGAATTGTCCGCTTCGTCCGGTGTTTCACTAGCTACAGATGATTTTTCATCCTTAGCCAGAGACTGACCGGCTAGATCTACACGATTGGTGAAAGTTTTCTTAAAATCATTGTATTCTTCCATAGAATCAAATGATTTTGCCAGAGAAAAAGTTGCTGCTTGGTTACAAGGTACCGATACAACTGATACTTCGAACAATTCAGCATCCTTAATCTTTAATCCGTCAGTTTCCGTTATATAATCAGCATCCTTGACTCGGAAACCAACAGAAAAAGCTCCAAGAATGCCTTCTTTTACTAATTGCGCCACATGATCTGGCGCAGATTTAGAAATTTTTGCTTTGAGTTCCAGGCCATTTTCTGTCACTTTAAGACCTGTTGCTCTGCCAATCGGCTTATTATAATCGTGATTAAAAAGAATGATTGGATTCTTTTCAAAATTTCGAAGCCCACCTTTTGTCCATGCTTCTGCCATAATGACATCGTTTGCACGATCCTCATCATGAGTACTTGCCATACCGCAGATATGAACGCCTCCGTCTTCATCTTCATGAAGAGCTTTAAAAGTGGACGTAAAATTAAAAACCTTATTTATCATCTTTTTTACTCTCTACTTTCTTAGCAGGTTCTTTTGGAGCTTCTTTTTTAGGCTCTTCTTTTTTAGGCGCTGCTTTCTGCTTGGGAGCAAATACTGATTTATCCATAACTCTAACGGAATGAACAGCAGTTCTCCAGTTATAAAAAGATTTTTGAATTTGCTTAGGAGTTACAGGCTTATCAACAATGTTGCAATAGCTTTTGTAGTCAATATCCTCTGGGAGTCCCCAATCTTTAAATTGCTCTATTAATATCTTATTTACAGCTTGTCTTAATCTGTTTCGTGAAGCCATTAGTCATCATCTCCATTTTCAGTAGGTCGACCACCTTGTGATGGATCTACTGCGCTGCCAGCTATATTTTGAGGTACGCGAATTTCATCTGCATCAGGCAGTTCATCAAAATTCATAGCAACTCTAGCTTCGTTAGGTGTTATAATTCCTGCATTTACAAGGGAAGTGTAAAAAGTTGCTTGGTCTCTCAGCTCAGGCTGTAGAGCAGGAATATCTGTAATATCTTCTCCAATATCAAATCCAAAAAATCGAGAATAAGCTTTATTTGTTTTCTTGACAATAGGAAGAATTGTTTCTAAATAGTACATTCGCATATTTGGGCGAATGTTTGCATTATTACCAGAGTCCATAAGTAGCGGAGGAACTCCTAATGCTTTTAATATAATCTTTTCATTTTCGGAAATAGCTTGTTGAAAGTCTAATTCTCTAAAATTAATTTTAGAAAGCTCGTCTACTTCAATACCACCATCTAGCACTAAAGGACGCTTGCCACCTGCGTCTGGACGGTATCGTGCTGTCCAAGATTGTATCATTCTTTCTTTATTTTTCTCAGAAAGAGTATTTGGAGATTTAATTACAAGTCCCGGGACTGCGCCGTTTCTAAAAAAGTTATCTTGAAAATCCCGCATACTTCTCATGAGACGCATTGTTCGAAGTGCGGGCTTTAATCTGGATACGCCTCGATAAATAGAATAAAAAGAATTTTCTTTTACGTGAATAATCTCACTTGGAGAAAATTTTTGCTCATTACCGTCAAAGCTGTAATGGTCTATGAAAGTCTTTTTACTTGCATGAATTGTCATCTTACTAGCAGGCAAATGGTATAAATGTACACCATCATAATAAATAAATATATTGCCGTCTAGAATGTAATCAGTAAAAAGATTTCGTCGAAAAGAGGAAATATCTTGAAAAGGGTTTGGCTCTTGGTTAAGTAGCTTTGCTATACGAGAGCCTTTTATTCCTTTTATAACTCCTTGTATGGGCATTTGCTCATGAACAACTGCATCAATTTCAGCACAATCATCTACAAGAATATTTACTCCACGATTTACAATCTCTAAATCTTCGTAGGCTCTTTCGTAACTATACGTATACTCCTTGCTTGGCTCGGTAGTTTTTTCGTAGTATGGCTGTATTGGATTCAGTTTTTCTTCTGTATCCTTTTTTCCAAATCCAAAGTTATACCATGCCATGTTTAGTTCTCTGTATCTCTACCCAATTTTTCTGCTTGTCTGCAGTTGCTAAAGAAGGGTTTCGCCCGTATATACCATGAAGTTGTACATGGTGATTATGGCACAGTGTTACGGTATGCTCGTAAAGTTCTGCCCAGTTATCTTCTATGAATTCATCTCGCCAAATGACTATATATTCGTCAATGTAATGCTCTGGGCGAGTTTTTTGTTTTTCTTGTAACCACTTCCTTAAAAGTGGCGTTAACGTATAAAAATGGTGAAAGTCTAGTGTAGTTGATTGACCACAAATATAACATTCAGTGTCTTTTTCGTATAGAGATTTTGCTTTATCTCGTATGTATTTTACAGGGTCTCTTTTTAGCCTTGAACTTTTCTTTCGGGCCTTTTTCATATTTTTATACCAGAATTATATAACGGGAAGGATAATTTGTCAAACATTATTTTTGAAAAGGTGTCTTAAAAACTAGTTGAAGAAGTTTCAAAAGAATATAATCCGTATCGTAAAGCATCTGCCATATGAGATGCCATATTATGCCGAGGTTTTTCTTTTGCTAAGTTAGGATTAGGGTCCCACTGGTATTGATCCAAAGAAGCAATTACTTCTTTGCAGTTCTGATCTACAATAAGTTTATCATTATCCACTATACGTTCAACATGAGCAATTCCATCAAGTACGGATTTTTTAGCATTATTAGTACTTATATCATATTGCTGTGCAAAGTCAAAGCGAGTTTGCTGAGCTGCAGAATCTATAAATATAAAATCAATATCCCATTTTTTCTGTAGACGAGAAATTTCTGCTGCATGCTGCTCTGTTGTTCTTTCGCTGTTCATGTACTCATCAAGTACGTAGTATGTTTCTGTTTCCCAATCATATCCAATTACACAAAAAGCAGTAGGGTCTCTATACCCTACGTCAAGCCCTGCAATAATTTCCATCCGAGACGTGTCAAGCTCTTCTAGATTTGCGATACACTCTTCGTGATTGAAATTCCATATCTGGCCTTCATAAGTATTAAAGTCGGCTTCATAT